TGTTTCCGGCGCGAGCCAACGCCTCGCTTTCACCATACAATTGGCGAGATAAGTAATCCAGCGAAGCGACAGTTGGCGTGTCTTGCACGGTGTATGTGCCATCAGCGTTGCTGGTTATATTCATTTCAGAGCGTCTAGCCGCAGAAAGGCTGTTAAAGTCATCAGCGTCAATCTTGGTTGGCGAGAAATATGCAGATGGCTCGTTTGCCTCTTTAAGCAAGTCTTGAGCTTTCTTCAAATCCTTAGAGCCTACTCGATTGAACAGTGACACAACCTGTGCGCCACCTTCAGTATTAGGGTCAATCTCAAAGTCATATGCTTGGCCGTAAAGCTCTCTACGCCCCTCGGCTGTGTCATTCATAATCTTTTGCGTTTGACCCTTCAAATCGCCAAACGGCTTACCGATCTGAATGTCGATTGTATCAAAGAGATCCTTCGACGCCACAGACGCTGTCTCGTTTAGGTTCTTAAAAACTATCATCTTTGCTTCTGGGCTGTTGGCCACTTGGTCCAATAACGCTTCGGTTGCGCCACCTGTGCTGGTTATGCTTCCATATGGACCCATGCGCTGAGCGTTTTGGACTGCTTCGGCGCTGTCTAGCGCTAAGACGTCTTGAGCAATTTTTGCCGCGTCACCCTTGAAGCCAAGCTGCTCCATGATGTTTTTTACGGGTTCTGACAGGTATCGATTTGCCACCGTCGATGCAGCAAGTCCGGCAAACGGAGCGGCTGTGCCGAACAAAACACCTGCCGCAGCGCCTGTCTGAGCCTGTGCTTTTGCCTCTTCCATGCCGCCTTCGCCATATCCAGCTACAAAGCCTTCAATCGCTGCTAGGGGAGCGCCGATGCCAACGCCTTGAGCTATTTTGCCTAGAAGAGTTAGGGCTGTTGCCGACGGCAACGCAGCAGCAGATGCCGCCGCGCCTGTTGCAAAACGTGAAGCGGCGACTGTATTCGGCGCTTCCATCTCACGACCTTGGATAGCCTGACGTATCAGTCCCTCTGTGGCTCTGACGTTGCCTTGCGGTACAGTATCGTCTGCAACTCCAGCGCCAAATCCTGCTATCTGCTCAACGTATCCACGTAGGGCGGGCAAACCCTTGAACGCAGATAAGGCGCGCAGGCCACCTTCGCCAGCGCCTTCAGAGACAAGGTCTCTTGCCATCTTGTTTGCAACTACTGAACCCTCGCCCTCTCCGACGTTGCCCTTATTGCGTCGTATCATGGCTATTACGTTGGGATCGGAGGTTGCGTACCCTTCGTCCTGATAACTTTCCGGCCCGTCTTCACCAAACTTTACGATGCGACCGCCATCATCAAATGCCTCAACCAGAGAGTACCCCTCTGGCACAGGTTTCGCGGCAGGCTGCGTCGACGGGAATTGCTGCATCATGACATCGCGGATCTGGTCCTCTGTCATGGTGTCTGGAAAATTTAAAGGTTCACCTGTGGGCGAAAATACAGTTATCGTTCCCATTATTCAAACCTCTGCGTTTCTGGGTTCCATGTTTTGCCAGCGGGTGAGGCTGTTTCATTAAGCCAAGCTGGCCGACCACCTAATGCGGTATCCAGAGCGGCTGGATCTCCCGTCGCGTAGGCTTTGCGTATGATGTCAGCATATCTTCCCTTAATTTTTTCAAGATCCGTCAAAACAGCTTCTTGCTTCTGGTTAAGGTTTAGCTGCGCAATGTCGCTTTCAAGAAGTTTAAGCTCTGGAGCCGAAACTGAACCCAGTGTGGCACCAGTAGCCTTTAAGTTCATAAGAGCGTCTAAAGCCATATTTGATCGCAGCGTGTCGGCGTCAATTCTTACTTCGCCAGCTTTTGTGAATGGAATGTTTCCTAGAATTGACCCCCAGAAGCCAGTGGCGGATGGGTTGTCTTTTATGGAACCCATCAAGTCCACTACTGTTTCGATTGTATTAACTGAGCTTTGCACAGACCCAGCAGTCACCAGAGCGCTCTGCTCCTCGGCAGCAATCTGAGCTAGAAGCGCTTGACCCAATGCCGCTGTGGCTGGGTTGGCAAGTAGCATCATCGCTTGCTGCTTTCGGGCTGAGATTGTGCCTTCGCCACCCACAGCACCTTCTCCGAACATGCCTAACAACATCTGCCGCTGAGCCATCGCCGCCTGACGCTTGCGCTGCATGTCGGCTTGAGCGTTAAAGTTACTCATCATACCTTTGACGCTTGTCCCTTGCCTACCTTGCAAAGCCGCTCCGGCGTCAGATAAGCCAGCAAACGCCAACATACGGCGCTGTGTTTTGGATAGGTTCTCGTATGGGTCATTCGACGCTGGCTGCGGTGCCACCAAACCAAGCGCTTGCTGTAAAGCTGCTTGACTGCTTGGCGCTTGCGCTGGCGTGAATGTATTTGACGCTGGCACGTCGCCTGCCCCCAGAACTTCCTGCACATTTGAAGCAGATACTGGTGGCAAGGCTTGAGGTGCATTACCAGTCGGCGTTCTCAATGACGCCAGCTCCTCTGGGGTCAGAGTTGCTGCTATATCGTCAGCTTGGCTGTTGAATGTGGCTGGTTCGGGAGAGTTCAAGACTGACATTGTGCTTTCCGCAACCGTGCTGGTTGGGGTTCCCAGAGCCTCCATTTCCGCTTGGTTAGCCGGTGTCCCTTCTCCGACGCCGCGCATATCCATGCCGCTTTCAGCTAGGGCATCAATATCGTCTATAGTTAGTAAATAAGGTTCCATATTAACGTCCAATCCGCTTGTATAGCCCGTCGTAATTCACGCGGCGGTATCCGTCGTCGCCAACAACTACAAGGTCTGGGTGTGTCTTCTCAAGCTCTTGCGCCATAACACCGAACCTTGGCTGACCCTCATGCGCAACTTTCTCACCAGCCTCGTTCCAATCCCACGTATAAAAGTTTACGCCGTCTTGGCTTCCAACTGGTGTGATGTTTTCTTTGAGGCGTATGTCTGAACCTCCGAATATTGCGCCGAACCCACCGCCAGTACCCAATGCTCCAGCACCTGACATCAAGCTGCCAACCGCACTCAAGCCACCAAACGGATCACGCGTCGATACTGTTCCAAGCCCAGCCGGTATTCCAGAACCTGCCGCGAGCAACGCGTTAAACTGTGACAGTGGGTTAGCCTGTTCCTGCTGGAACATGGCGTAATCCGCTTGAAGTTGAGCTTGCTCAAGCGCACGCTGCTGCTCGCCGGCAGACATCTGAGCGCCAAGGCCGGAGATTTCTGATTGCAAACGCTGGCCCGCAAGAGACCCCATAGCGTTGGCCGCTGTGCCTTGAATATTAGCCGCCTGAAACTGGCCCTGATAATTAGCCGCGTTCGCCGCCTGCTCAAGCTGAGCTTGCTGACTTGCGAATTGATTAGCCGCCTGCATGTTGCCAGCTCTAGCCGCTTGATCTCTTGCCGCTGCCGCTTCGCGAGCCTGCTGTCCGAGAGTGTTGGCTGTCATCTGCTGACCCGACTGCAAGGCGCGAGCCTGCTGTACATTACCAATATCAAACTGGCCCGATTGCAGTGCAGTGTTAAACGCCTGCTGGCGTTGTTGCGCCGACAAGGCACCAGACTGACGTAAAGCCTCGCCTGCCAAAACACCCTCTTGTACTGCTTGGCGAGATCCGCCAAACGCACCGGCAGCTTCCGCTTGCGCGCCAAGCGTATTAGACGCCATCTGGCGTTGACGCTCAATGTCAGCCTGCCCCGCGTCAATCACGCTTTGGGCGTAGGGTGACATATATGGGTCAAGGCTTGTGGACGCCAACTGATCAACACCGATTTGATCGGGTGCCATTGCAGATCCCACTGCGCCGACGCCCCGCATCCGCTGTGCATCTGCGAGCTGAGCCGCTGACATGCTTGACGGGTCAAAGTTGGACAGCCGGCTCTGGACGCCGATCGCCTCGTCATACGTCTGGCCACCCATATTTAGGTTGCCAAAGCCAGAAAGAGCCTGATCTTGCAGCGGCGTCATGCCGGCGATCATATCTCCAGTGTATGGAGTGTATTCAGTATCCGCAATTTCTAAGCCTTTAGGCAGAATGTTTTCACGGATGAAGTCTTCTTGCCATTGCGGAAGTTTGGTTTCTTGTGTTTTAGTAGAACCCATTAGTTCAGCTCCATTTCAAAGTGCGTGTACATTTCACGGAACGAAGCCGCTTCTGCGTATTTTTTCTGAAAACCCTTGCGGCCATCAGCTTCAATTGCGTCAAGTTTAGCTTCTCTGGCCACTTTTGTCAAAACAGCTAGGGCGTCATTGACCCACAAGTGCATGTCATTTCCACCCATCCACTCAATTTTCATATTATGGCTTAGAGGGTGCTTCACAATGCAAGTAACGACAGCCGCTATGGCTTCGCCACCGCTGTAAGCCAGCCAAAGCAATGACCGCCCATCAAACAGATCTTCGATAATATGCTCAATGGCTACATTCTGACTTTGGCGATCAATTGCCGGCTCAAGAAATCGCACCGCGTCTTCCAAAACCTCATCAACCTCATCCGCTAAGATCGGCACCAAATTAAACCTTGGCTTCATTTGAATTACGTTCATGCGTTCACCCTAGAGATAGCAAGCGTAGCCGCAGGAGTAGCTGGCGCAAATGCGTTGGCCGCGTGGTGCTGCAAGCTGCCCTGCGTCCTGTCTGTCGCCCAATACGCCTCAAGGTAATCGCCAGCATTCACATTGAAAATTTGAGTGCGAGATATAATCATTGTCGCGTTGTTCTGGTGCAGGGTGTTTTGCATTGCACTATCAACAATATCCACTCCGTTCAATTTTGGCCAGAACCAGAAATTGACCGTGGAGTCAGATGACGAATGCGTTTGAGCCGTAAAGCTCAGTGTGTACGCGCCACCTTCAGTGAAAACAACGCGGGACGCTGGAGTGCCAAGCGTTACGCCAACGCTGCCAGCCATAATTGTAAACGTCAGAGGGTAGGCGGTATTAGCCGACGCTGCGGTTACATCCGACGTAATCTCAAGGTGAGCCACGCCGTTGGCCAGCACAACCTGACGCCAGACGCCATCTTTTGAAACCACTGGGTAGCCGTTAATGCGATCCCACAGCAATACGCCGTCTTCCGCCGCAGAAGCTGTCACATCTTTAGCATCAAGCTGGTTCAAAGCCTTTCCAAGATAACGGCGCAGGTTTTCCGCCCACGCCGCTAGATCGAAAGTAATTGGTGGGACAACTCTCATCGACGCCCGCCCTGCCGCGCATCTAGCCGCATGATACCAACGCGCCAATCATCAGCGACAACACCCTCGACACGCATACGAATTTGACGACCTTGGAAGCGAACCGATGTCGGATTGCTCATGGCAAATGGACCGTATTCACTTTCAGTCCCATTGGGGTAGAACCGCGTCTTAAACGTAGCCGACACATCGCCCTGCGTTTTTTCATCAGGGATCAGCTCAACCACACTCATAATGTTGTCACCAGCGCCAATTGAGATAGGTCCAGTTTCGGCGTATGGCGTGCTTGAGCCGTAGCTGTAGCCGATCTCATGTTCATACAGTGTGCCATCGCTGGCAATGAACATTGGGTAGCGGAATACGCCACGATCAACGCCAGCAGTGCGATCCATCTCGCCTGTGATCCAGATGTTTTCCACAAAGTCATAAGCAACGTAGCGGTTGCACTCAAGGCTGTCTGCGCTTGGGTAGAACCACCAGATTTCGTTCCACGCGCTGTTTACTACGCAAGACACTTTGGAGCGTTGGTCTTTGTTGATGTCGCTGAATACGTAGTCCGCGACTTCGCACGGGACACTTTGTACCCTGCCGCCGGAATAGCTAAAGAAGCCACGCAGCCCCATCCAGATAACGCCGTTATCAACAGACGCCGCCGCACGGGCAGCAATTAGGCCACATGAAGTGCCAACACGCTCTACACCGTAGACGAAGGGCGGACCTTGGTATGTCAGGCTGTGTGCGTCCTCTGTGGTCAGTATGAGAGACTGCCCGCGTGTGCGTAGTCCCGTGAGGATGACGCCATTGGTTTGCAAGTTTATGTCACCAGCTTCGTTTGTAGCTGCGGGCGTCCAAGTTGTGTTGTCCTCGCGGTCAGACCACTGCACTTTGCGTGGGTCGCCGCCAGCGCCGAAGCACACGACGAAACGCTCTTCCGTTACCATCATACCAGTGCAGCTTGTTGGAGCGTTTGCAATTAAAGCAGCGTCAGTCGCCACGTCACCTTGCCACTCGTACAACTTGCCATCATCGTATGACATGGCCAGCAGATACTCGCCCCAGTTTTCTAGTGACCATGTTGTAGCTGGCAGAATGGTTTCGGTGTCAGCGCGTGGCAGGCCGTATTCCTCGTTGCCGTAAAACCCGCCGCCGTAAGCCGTATTAATGTCTGCATCAATGCGGCCAGCAGTTAATCCAGCGGGCGTGATTTCAGTTGCCGTGCCGTTTGCGTTAATAACGTACAAGTTATTGTACGTCCCCGCAGCAGTCTGGCGTGTGCCGTCATTCTCTTCCCACGCAAGCATGGACCGAACAACGCCGTTCAGATCAACGGAAGCACGTTGACGCCAGCCGCCTACAGGACGCAGAGCATCCTCATGCCAGCGGACAAGGTTAATGTCCCGCCAGCGGCCCTGAGACATAAGATCAGTGCCGTTGCGATATTGTCCCGCCGGAATTTTTAGTGGGATTAACGGCATGGCGCTACCTTATGTTTTCACTACCAAACTTGTAGCAGATATAGCGGTTCCAGCAAAGACCTCTGGGGTAGCTGGCGTAGTGTCTATCGTCCCGTC